TTCTGTATACAAAATAGTCTCCTGTACCTAAACCGCTGGAAACTAAATTTGCATCATAAAATACTTTATCACCAGTTTTTAATCCATGTGACGTTATTGTTATTTTATTATTGAGAATATCTACGGACTCCGAGGAGAATCCGACAGGATTTATTATAACCAAATCTCTTGATTGGTTATATTTTACCGATATTGCCGTCGATGTGCCAATTCCTACAGACTGATTTGGATTAACCGTTAAGTTAATCAGATCTCCATTAGAAAGATCATGTGAGGTAGAAACTGATACTTGAGTTGTTATTTTTTGAACAGTACCCGTTACTTGTGCGAAATTCGATTCTATTGAATAATCAAATTCATTTGAACCATTATTTACGAAGAATAGTCCATTTGTGCTTGTTGTTAATCCAACTTGAGTTACAATTCCAATATAATCTTTAGATTTGTTAATGATGTATACAGTCTGACTATCTCCAGATGATGGAACATTAAATGTAGATCCACCAGAAGTATCTGATACTGTTAGTGCTAGTCCTACAGATGGCTTTCTTAATGTAACTTGTTGGTTTGTTTTGAATGGGTGGTTTGGTAGATAAATGCTTTGAGATGGTATGGAAACAACCTCTAACAATTCACCAATAGTATAATTCGTAGAAGTCCCTACGCCAACGACCGTTCCTACACCAACAGATTCTTTAGGATTAAAGTAATATACATCATTTATCTTAGACTCAAAATAATCTGACTGTACTGGTAGAGATAGGTAACTTGGAATAAGATCAACAAATGTTGATGATGTATGGGCAGATCCAACTACACCCCTCTTTACACGCAGAATACTTCTATCTGAGAATTTGTTAAGAACAAAAAGCCTTTCTGTGCCGATGCCAATACTACTTCCAATCGAAATTGACTCTGGAATAGATGAAACATAAATGTCCGTAACTACACCAGCAGTAGCATTTGAGGATACTTCCTTATAAAGTACAGTTCTTGAAGTTGTAACTCCAGAGAGATGTGATCCAGTTAGAGTATTGATTGATGTCGATAACCCAGAAACAACTACATAGTCCCCAGTAATAAAACTATGTGAAGTTGAAATGTATGCTGATACTTGGTTTGAATTATTCCAAACAAAAACTACATTTTGGTATTCATCAACTTCGGTTTGAATATTAGAAACTTCTTTACCAGTTAAAGACTTGACAAAAGCACTCAGTCCACCACCACTAGTTCCTGTATTATCAAACTCAAGAGAATCTCCAATTTTATAATCACTTCCAGACTCAACGATCTGGAAAGAATCCACGGATCCCTTTGTTACAGAGTCTACGATAGCAGTTTGATCTATGTACTCATTAGATTCAATTATAAAATCATTGTCGGCATATTCATCGGATACCTTATATGGGAAAGTATTTCTAATAAGATTTGAAGAATTAAAATCAAATGTTTCTTGATTAATTAAGAAATTTTCATCTAAAGGATTTGATCTATAAGTATTTCCAATAAAATATGGATATTGTGGTTCTAATTTACCTGTTGATGGATTTGTAGATACTCCAACAAAGTATGCATATGTCCCATCAGGATATTCTGGAGTTTTACAGAATCTACCATTACTGTAATCAAGGTCACCAGAATTTGTAAATTTGTAATCATCAACAAAAAATCCTACACCAAATGATGTTGGTCTATTCTCAACATTTGTTGAACTACTCGTATATCCACTTTGTAATAATTTTATTGTAGAATTTTCATCGGATGGATCACTATATCCATATGGTCCATAGATTGGATTACCGTCATATGCCCATCCAATAATTGGAGAGTGATCTAATCCAGTATCACCAAAATATGTATTTCCAATTTGTGTAGAATATCCAACGAAAGAATATTTTAATTGATCGTCTGACTGTGATAAAATTTCTGTACCATATCTACTAAAATTATTAATCGATAGATTTCTAACCTCTGGTACTAAAATGGCACCAGATCCCGCTGGAGTTATTTTGATGGTTGTTTTATCTTGTGTGTATGATACACCAGCGTTTAGGATTTTAACATCAGAAATATATCCATTTTGAACAACTGCTCTTAATTTTGCACCAACACCATCTCCCACAACTTCTAAATCCGGAGAGGCGGTATATTCAGATCCTCTGCTTTGTATTTCTACAGATATCAGTCTTCCATTATTAATAATGGGTTTTAATTGAGCATTCTTACCATTCTTTATGGTTAGAGTTGGTTTTTTCTCAAGATTTAAAATTTCGGTTCCATATCCAGTTCCACTTTCATATACATAAGCATCAACTATGGATCCTCTAACTACTGGAGTTGCGGTTATAACTCCAGTGGTGCCAGAATATTCAACATTAATGTTGACCAGAATAGGTGGGTATTCAAAGTTATGATATCCAGATCCAACAGAACTAAATTTTACATAATTGTTTCTATTATAATTTGATGTTACCGTTCCACCAACTCCAGCATTAGCAAGTCTAAATGAATCATTATCTAACTTGACAATGTAATATTGATTGGTAGTCGTCAATCCGGATATAGATGATCCTGTACTAGAGTATACAATCTTATCACCTTCACTAAATCCATGGTTCGTAAAAGTAATAGTGGAATTAATTGTAGAAACGCCTACTGGTTTTACAATTAATTTTCTATTTTGATATCCACTTCCAGGACTTATAACTTTAATAGAGGTTAGAGTATTCTTTTCATCATAGATTCTAAACTTGTGTAATCCTATGTTGCTTGCTGTTGTGAATCCTACAGTATTGATACCAGCATAATAGTCGGAAAATGTTTGATATAGTTTGATAGTGGTTGTATTTACTATTTCTGGATAGTATACCGATCCACTTTGTAAGGTTAAATTTTGATCAGTATTTAATCCACCAAATGTTCCAATACTAACAGGATCATTACCATTTCTATTGTAAACTATAGATTGTCCGTTGGATAAATTGTGATTGTTTAAGAATGTAATTGTTTCATTAGTTACATCAATTCCACCCGATTCTGTAGACAATCTAGCATCAAAGGATAATTCTCTATATCTCTTTGAAAGAATTGGTTGTAAAACCACACCATCCCCATTACCTCCAGTTACTGTGACTGAAGTAATTTTTTCAATGTCAAAATCTTGAGGATCAACATAAACGGAAGTTACTACACCACTAATAACTGGTCTAACAAGTGCGGTTGTTCCTGTTCCTGGAGATGCTATTTGAATAGTTGGTGGATTTATTACATCATAATTATTTCCACCATTTAAAACTTTAATCGATTGAATGGGTCCATAATATACCTTATCATTTGATTTATAGTTAATTATTTCAACACCATTGATTAACATTCCAACAGTTCCAGGAACTGTTTCTACTCCATATCCAGATTTTATGTTGGATGTTAAAGGAAACTTTTTGAGTAATTTTTGTGGTTCTAGTTTTCTATCATGATGATCTAATAATGTAAATGTATGAGAACCTGTACCTGCTGCCAAGGGTTCAAATTCTACATAGTCACCAATTGGAATAAATGATCTTGAAGTGTATAGTCTTACTTGGTTTTTATTTGTTAAAACCTCTACAAAATATATTCCTTCGGAAAGACCTGTTATTGGAGTAATTTGAGGAGTATAATAAACAGAATCTCCAGTGATAAATGGTACATCACTATTAAATGATATTATTGAGTATTTTAAAGATGAAGAACTATATCCTTGGATACTCGATCCCAATGCTTCAGAAATAACGCTTTCGGATACGTTTTTTGTTATTTGATATGATGGTAGTGAGTTTGAAGATGTATAAAAATATTGATCTTCATCATTATAGGTATTTTGAATATCAGAAGTGATTATATTATTTCCATATAAAATATCTACCCCAGAACTTGAGGCTTTATTTAATTTTCTTCGGATATCATATGATAGTCCGGTCACTGGAGAAAATCCAGAAAGATTATCAAGATTTATTTCTTTTGTATTTGTATTGATGTTTTGAATAACTGCATCAGTTACAACTACATTTTGAGTTCCTCTTACAACAACATCTACTTTATCGGTTTCTTTTAGACTTGACTTATCAATATTAGAATATAGTGTAAATGTAGATCCTGATATTGTTTTTATTTGATATCTTGAAGACGTATTATAAATCCAAGAATTAAAGAATACCTGTTTTTTTGTACTATTGATTTCTGGATTAATGATATTTTCACCCAGATTTTTTACAAAAATTCTTTCCCCTTCAGAAGTTAATTTTATATCTGAAGTTGGAACAAATTTAGATAGAACTCCAGTAATTCTTAATTCAACTTTTTTGGTTATATCTCCGTTTTCATATCCATAAATTGTTTCATTAGATCTTAAGTCTGTGGTAGAATCTATTTGCGATTTTACTCCACTGCAATTTAAAAACTGGTTTATAGTTTTATTGCCATATGTAATCGTATTACCGTTTGAGATGACAGTTCCAGACGTACTAAATCCAACAGTAGAATCAACAGTAATTACTGATGATCCAACCGCAATATCACCTATTACTTTGGTTTTTCCTGGAATAGAAAAACTACCTTCGATTAAAGCTTTTTCATCATAACCAACAAAAAGACCTAATTTATAGTAGGTTTTTCCCTTTCTTGTAATTATTTCAACTTCTGATACAGAAGCCTGTGTCACATCATCTGTTGACTTTCTAATTGTTTGTCCAACAAGGTTATTTGGATCGCCAGAGATTCTTTCGGTAATTACAATTTCTCTTCTAATAAAGTTAGAAGAAGATGGTTTAAGTAGATATTGTTCAAGATCAACTATCTTTGGAGTAACTCCATACAGAACATTAAACAGAATTCTGAAAGATTCCTCAGTTCCTTTTGCTTGGTAAAATGCTTTTGACTCTTTTATAAAATTACTTACATCCAAATTAGAAACAAAGTCTGCGTTTTCTAATCCCGGTGTAAGAGTATATTTAATTTTTTTATAAAATTCTTTTAGAAAAAGAGAACTTAAATTTTGAACAGAGTCCCCAGATGTATGAGAATCTGCTGAGGAAGTTGAGAAAACTAATTGTCCAGGAGAGTTTTCGGAATGGTAGGATGTAATTCCACTAAATCCACGAATACAACCAGTAAATGTATTAGTCGTTACACCAGTATAAGTAATAATCTCATCATTAATCTTAAAGAGACCATATTGATTTGGAAATCCTTTTGTACTTACTACTTCTATTACCGAACTTGAACTAGTAATATCTGCAGACAGAGAAGTTTCTCCAGTAATTACTTCTGGAGTTAAATTGTCCAGTTTTAAATACTGATCCAGATTATCAACAATGTCAACAGTACCACCAGAAAATTCCTGAGAAATATAATATTGTTTTAGGAATTCTGATGCTTTTGGACTTTCTGATAAAATAAATTCTGGAAGTTGATTTTCAACAATCTGTTGTACTTGTACTCTTGTTTCAAACCCGGTTGCGATCATCTTATATCCTCTTTAGTTCTCCGTTTAGGTAGCTTGAAGTTACTTTAAATCCAATACCAGATATTTGTTCACCAGATGATATTGTATCTTTAACCATATTTATGGTGCTGTCGGCAACACTAAAACTTAGGTATAGATCTTTTAATCCAATAATATCATTAGATTCTGGATATGCCTGAATTTGGACTATATTGTTTTCCAAATCAGTTTCAGTAATGTTTATAGTTGTGAGAATTATCTCTCCCGTAGTATAATTTATCGTTCCGGCAGACTTTACGACAACTATATTATCCACACCGTTTGGATCTGGTTTTACAACAGATAATATTCCAGTTCCACTACCATCTAAGTTTCCAAGAGAATTTTTATTTGGAACATCTGTTAGGTAGACAAAATCCGCCTCTCCAGAAATTTTAAATGCGGTGCTTTTAATATTGAATCCTTTTGGATCAATATGGAATTGATTTCCAAAGCAAAGTTCATACTGTGCAAATTGATTTATTGCTGCCTTTAGATTTCTTCTAATGATAATTCTTGTCACATTAGATGTAATTGCGGTATCTACATCATCAATAACTCTTACAAGTTTGCTATACTTGAATCTTCCACCAAATTTATTCAGATCTGTTGAAGAAGAATATGTATTAAGGGCGGATGTAATTCTGGTTTTTAAATCATTAATATTAGAAACCCTGGGGGAATCGTAATACACCG